CTTTATGTTTGTAGTTATGTTTTTACAATATATTAATAATAAATATTCATATTTTAAAAATGTGTTTTGGTTATACAAGATATTTAGATTTATTGTATTTTTATTAAACGTTAAAGAAGGTACAGCAGCATCATATTTAAATAGTATTATATTCGTCTCTTCAAAGATATATAAAAATGTTGTAGTTAGAAGTAGTTTTGTATATGAATGTGGGACTTGCACCTTAAATAATGTTGAAGAAATGATAAATTTTATGACTTCAATGTATAATTATAATAGAAATAAAATTGGATATAGCAAAATAAAAGATGAATTTAAGGAAAAATATAATAAAGATACCTTTGGTAAATTCAAATTACTCAAAATGCCTAAAGATTTATCATGTGATCATAAAATTTCAAATGAAAATCAATTTTTAGTAAATATAAATTTTCAAATAAATGGTCATAATGTTAGGAAAAATAGACCCTTAAAATTACATAAATGCAGAAGGAATGAACTTGAGAGTATATATAGACAAATACAATCTGGAATATTTTATGATTCAAAAATTATGAAAGATTTTATAAGATTTTCAAAAAGAATAATTAAAAATATGATTGATGATTATTATGCAAATAATCCAGATGCCAGATTAATTACTTTAGAAGAGTATTATATGAAATTGGGTGGTAGAAGGCATGAATATCAACAAGGGTATCAAAAATATTTTGAAGGAGGTAAATTAGAATTTATATATAGAATGCATAACAAAGATGATGAAAAACAATATCTTGATTTTAATTCATTTAAATCAAAATCGAGAAATATATGTGCCCAACAACCAATGGGTAAAATTATTTTAGGTTTACCATGCGAACTAGGAATGGATGTTTTACATTCACAACCATGGTGCGGTCCAGGTAATGAATATGGAGCAAGATGTATAAAATTTCAAGAATGGATTAGCAACATTCCAAATTGTGGTGTAATTTGTTGTGATGGAAGTGCATTTGACTCAACACAGCATCAAATCTTAATTAAAGAAATTGATTCTTATTATTTAAAATTAATTGTAGAATATAATCCTTATTTAGAAGAATATTTTTCAATATCTGATATAATGAAATATGTAAATCAAGATACCTTCACAATATTTTCAAAATATGGATTTTTGTATAGAATTATGGGAACACAATTATCTGGAAGAATGAACACATGTTTATCAAATACATTAAGAAGTGCATTATATATTATGTATATTTTATATAAGATGAAAATTTTATATAAAGAAAACCTATGTATGTTTGAAGTTAATGGGGATGATCAGATAATATTCATAACTAATGATTTAATGTTAAAATATGAACAATTTGCATATAAATATGTATATTCAAATAAAGATAGTAATCAATATCATGGTTTGGGACAAATATGTAAAATATTTGATAAGTATCCAAATATAACAGGGGCGGAGTATTTATCAACATATATAATATATGATGATGTAGAAAATAGGATTTGGATGGTAAGAAAACCTGAGAGATTCATACAAATGATACCTTTTACATTTCGATTAGGTACTAGAAATAAAATAAAATTATTTTATCAAAGAGTTCAATTAGGGTTAGAAATTATTCAAGGACAATTATCAGAATTAGGTGGAATTGAGTTTTATGAAAAATTATTATATAAATATTTATATATATTAGAAAACTTAGATAAGAAATTTGATAAAAATTATTTTAAATTAGATAGAAATTTAATAAATAAAATAAATGAAATTAGAAGCTTACAGAGAATTAAGAAGAAGACTGGACAAAAATTTGATGGTAATTTCAATAAATTATTTTATAAATTTTTATTTGATAAATTTGGAATAAATGATGATGATATAAAAGAGTATTATGATGAAATAGAAAAATGTAATAATATAGATGGAGAAATTTATGTTACAATAGTAGATAAATTTTATAAAAATATAAATTCATTTGAAGATTTTAATATAAAATGTAAAAATCTCTTCCATAACAAAAGTTATGTTTATATAGACAATCCATTTTCCAACAGAATCAGAGATAGTGATTTTATGATTAATATGTAAATCTTTCACCTGGGTTTTTCCTAATTTTGTCCCATAACAAAATTAGTATGTAAAATTATATATAATGTTAAATAAAAATCAAAATGATAATAATAATAATAATAAAAATGTACAAAAACAAAATATCAAAAATAATAACTTTAATAAACTTCGACCTATTCCTAGGGCAAATAGAACTATTCCTATTTTTCGTAGAAGAATAAATAATAGAAGATTCATTAGGAGTCAGAATGTGATTAAGGTAAATAAACCTAAAAATGTAATTCAAAGAAATTTTAATCAAAATAATAAAAATTCAGTCATTAGAGGTAAAGATTTATTAGTACCAACTGATAATGATTTAGTAGTTCAAAATTCAGGTATTTATGCAATAGTCCCAATTAACCCATTATATTGGCAAGGAACAAGAGCTAAAAATATGGCATTACAATTTCAATATTATAATCCAATCAATATATCAATAGAGTACGTACCAACAGTTAGTAAATTTCAGAAAGGGACTATAACAATAGGATGTATTTCAAATCAAATAGTTAATTTTGCATCAATTCAAAATACCTTAATTTCATCTACTTCTGGTGAATCTTTCTCGTGTAGTGAGTTTTTCAGAAAACAAATTGCTTTAAACTCCTTATTACAACAAAAGAAATTACTTTTATCAGCAGATATATCTAAAGAATCAGTACCATTTTATATAGTAATTCATTTATCAGGAGTGACAGAAGAAAATAGATTAATTGCACCAGGATCTTTCTATATTAATTACAACATAAAATTTTTCAATCCCATAGCAGAAACTTTAGTGTATAAAACTGAAAATTCAAAACAACTTAATGAATTTGACAGAACTCAACAGAATATTACAGCAATTCTTTTAGATCAAAATGGTAAATATGGTGTAGGCACAATCATCAACGTAGAGAAAATTGATAATGATTATGTTTACAAATATAATGGTTCAGAAATTAATTTAGTTGAAGATAAGAAAGCAACTTTCTTTTATTCTTCAGTACCAGGACAAGAAATCATAGTTAAAGATATAGTTGATTTAACTACATTCACATATGCTGAACAAGATGTTTCAATTGATTTATTACAATATAATGAATTAATTGCAATAGACACTACAGTACAAGCCTTCGCTATTTATCAATCAAATCTTTCAGATCCATTAAGAGTAACAATTATGTCAGGATGGTATTATTTCTTTAATGAGGAAGGATCGGTTGTTGAAAAATTACAAAATGCAGCTGTTGAAATTACATCAATTGCAGATGTTAGATATACATATGTCACAGGATTTTTCAAGAATGTTAGATTTATTGGTGAACATAGAGTTTTCATAAATGATACAAATTTAAATCATAAATTCCAACAAGCACAATTAATAACAATTAATGATGATAAATTAAGTGACTTCAAAATCATTAAGAAGAAAATTTAATTTAATATAATTTTGTTGTAAATAATACTATTATATATTTTATGAAGCTTAGAGTACAAGGGTGGACCTCTAAGTGGATTTATAAGACCCACAAATAAAATAAAATAAATATATAGTTTATGAAGTCTAGAGTACAAGGGTGGACCTCTAGATGGATTTATAAGACCCAATAAATGTATTAATTATAAGCTAGTCATGTGGTTATAAGACATCGGATTGGAGGTTGCTTTCACGGCCTCCTCTAAACCCAATTGGGACAGTGCGTGGACATGATTCCATGGTGTCATAAAACCAATGATTAGAACCAGTTTCTCTATTTATATCTTTGTGTTTATTCAAGTTTAAAATTTCAAATAATAAGTCGTTTATTAA